TTAGCTACTACACTTGCACCCCTCTTACCAATAATTGCAATTGCAGCTGCGATTGGTGTGGTTGTTTTTGCTCTTAAAACTGCATTTGATGATTTTCAAAAGACTTTGGAAAAAACTGGTAGTATAGGCGAAGCACTCAAAGTCGGAGGGGCTAAATTTATAGGATTTATTCTTGGATTTATACCTAGTATGATTGCTAAACTAGTTGGTTTTGTTGCTGGTTTATTTGGATTTGAAAGCCTCAAAGAAAAACTAAATGCAATGAATCCTATCCAAACTATTTCAGATGCAGTTAAAAAAGTGTTTGATGGTATCGGCAATTTCTTTAGTGGTATCCCCGAAAAAGTTGGAGCTGCTTTAGGTAATATGGCAGATATGGCTAAAGACTTTTTAAAGACCGTTCTCAGATCAGTGTTACCCAAGCCAGGTGGAAGTATGTTTAGTATATCGGGGATTGCATCAAGAGCTATTCCCAAAGGTGTCTATGAATTTGCTGGTATGAATCCAGAAACAGGAGAATTAATTGCTCCAGTTGTTACTAACGCAGTAGCACCCAACCCAGCAATGGCAGGTAATGTTGCTGGTAGACCAAATTTTCAAAGTCTTATGGATACAAGAGCTAGACAAATGACCGAAGCAAAATTAGATAAGGCAACTGGTGGTTCAACTGTCGTGGTTGATGCAAAATCTACAAATGTTGTTAATAGTAATTCAACTTCTAGTGCAACCTTTACCAATACAAGTATGAGAAATCCTAACCCAACAGTAGCTGCGTTAAATGTGTCTCACTAAAAGAAAACCCCCTATTGATTTCTCAATAGAGGGTTGTTCATAGTATCTCTACTAATCGTTTGCAAGTTTCTGAAAATAATCCATAGTATCATCTTCATCATCTTGTGTTACCGATGGAGCAGGAGCAGGAGCAGTATCAACTACAGGAGCTGCTTTAGGAGCATCTTCCATAATCTCAGCTGCACTTCCAACCTTAGTAGTTCCAGCAAGAACCATATCCAAACGAGTTTTCAACTCATCATATGACTTGAAGTTTGTTTCAGAAGTAAACTCTGATAGAGCATACTCTTTCTTCCATACTGCTTCAATGTCATCATCGTTATCAAACAATGCTGATGGTGCTTCAAACTCTGACTTGTCATAGTTCCAATAACCGTCTACCTTGCGAAGCTTCAACTTGAAGTTTGCACCTTCCCAAAAATCAAAAGGATTTACTGGTGACTCATCTTCAAATGCAGGCTGCATGGTTTCCATAATCTTATCAAAGATTTTCTTACCAAAACGATAAAGGAATACTTTACCTTCATTCTCAGGATTTGCACCGTCCTTAACAACGTAAATGTTAGAAAAGTATTGCAACTTACGTTTTTGTCTACGAGCAATTTCCTTGTCAGACTCTACACCAGAATTCCAGTAAGATGAATTTAGTTCTGATACAGGGTCATTCTGACCGAGTGTGGTAAGAGAATTCTCGATATACCACTGACCAGTTGGGCCTTGAAATGCGTGATTCCAGACCTTTGCCCATGGCATATCTTCACCCTCAACCGCTGGAAGGAAACGGATAACAGCATAACCATTACCTGTTTTATCCATTACTGGTTTCCAGATTCGTTCGTCCTTATAGGACTTCTTCTCTTGGGGTGCGTTTTCCTCTTTAACTGCACCGAGCAGTTTGTCTAATGAATTAGACTTTTTAAGTGAACTTAACGACATATTTTTCTCCTTATGTGAATGTATGTTTTCGTATGTTATTTAATAATTATATACAGTTGTGTAAGGAAAGTCAAGTATCTTCTTGAACAAACCTTACTCTATATATACTTTTGTCATCTTGTCTAAAATTGACAAGAGCATTCCAAGAAAGTCCAATCCGTTCTTTATCAAGATCATTTGGTACATGACCATGATACAATTGAGATTGAAAAACAATCATAGAATCTTGTGTACAAGGAAAAGACAACTTAGAAGCTGTGTTTGGGTTTCCCTGTTTATAATGTTCCGTAAGAGATATGAATGGTACACCATCATATTTTGATCTGTGAAAATCTAGTGGTGGGTGTCCGTCCTCTGACTTTAAATAATATGTTCCACTAATGATTGAGTTAGAGTGATTGTGTATACTTTGCTCTCCACCTTTACCACTAATGTTTAACCAACTCTCTGAAAAGAAAAATTCCTCATACTCCAAACCAAGTTCGTTGTCTAGATAATCTTTGGCTTGCATTTCAATCCATGTTGCAATGTCTTTCATTGATGGGTCAAGTAATATATTTAAATATTTTGCAGTTCTTAGTTTTGTTGAACCTTTAAATGTTTCATACGAAAATTGTTGTAAATCAATCGTATCAACAAATGGTATTGGACTATTATACTGTTTTACAATACCAGCTGGGAATATAGGAACTCCACTCATGTTATTTTTAATTCCTCACACAATTTGTCTTTAGTAATATATTTTACATTATTTAAATAAAATGCATCTGCTAATGTTTTACCTTCTTCTGTTGCATCAACCCAATAAAAAGTAGTATCAGAATGTACATGAAAAATAGACTTTAGCTGTTTGCCCCAATTTACTGCACTAAATCCTTTTGCGTTTGCTGGAAGATAATTGTCTGTACCCTTGTACATATTATTTAGTGGTTTATCATATGCCGATAAGTCATATCCAATCATGTATACCTCATCTGGTTTAACAGGAAATCTACCTAGTGTTTCGTGCATAGGTGGGTCACATGCTAAATGTAGTGCAGAATTGCCCGCAGACCAACCCCCCATGTATTCTCCAACAGGACAAATTCTTTCTTCACCAGTAACATAGGTAATCCAAACACCAGAGTCCTTTTCCATTTTCATACGAAGGTCATCTGCATCTAAGTCTGGATTCATGTGCATAGCTGTATCAATTTTTTCTTGCAGAGTAGCTGGGTCTTTGCCTGAGATAACACATTTACCAGTTAGGCCATCTCCACTATAATGAATAAAAGATTCGGGTATGTTGTATCCCATAAACATTGTGTCTGCTACAAAATCTGGAACAACAGACCAGTTTGTAAACCAACATTTATTTTCAAGTGGATACTCAGATTTAACAATTTCTTGTTGTATTGCGTAATCAACTGCAACAAGATTGTCTACTATACCGTCACGATAAATTGCATTGCAACCCCACGTTTTAACTTCGTCTGAACCAATATTGTTTTCACTTGGATTGAACCACGAACGTGATTCTCCATTGCCAATAACTAAAGATTTCATGTTCTTAAACACTCCCAACTAACAGGAAACATATCCTGTGCAACCTTGTCAATTTTATTTGTAACCATTCTTGTTTCATATTGTGCATCTGGTTTGCATCTTAGGTTACATACTCTTGCAAACGCATAAAGTGTTCCCGACCAATACCATTCTGTAAACATAGACTGAGGTAAAACCATTCGTGCTTGTTCTGGTGCAACACCACCCTCAATTAGTGTATCGTAAGCTCTAACTGTGTGTTCCATAGCCTTTTTGTACACAGTGCCAACTCTTATGTCCTCATCATCAGGATAACTGTCCTTAATCCACTCTACAGTTTTTTCCTCATCAGAACCTTGTTTCTTATCTGATGCAGCTGCTCTCCATGTATCAGGATAATAGATTGATGGATCGTTACTGACATATCGTCTAGATACTTCGTTCCACGTTAAACCAATTTGATGTTTAACTAATTGTCTTGCAACAAACACAGGAGCTTTAATTCTAAACTGCATAGTCGCATGACCGAATGGACTCCAGTGATTATGTTTTGCAAGATACTTTATTAATTTTTCATCACTGTAATTAAGAAGGCCTTCTAAGTCGTTATCAAATCCTTTCTCCCAATCAGATTCTTTATCAAAAGAAACTCTGGCTGCATTAACAACAGTCAAGTCGCTTCCCATGAAGTCTTTAAGTGTTACTTCTATATCCAATTGTATATCCCCCAAATAGATGCACCAAGATAAAATAACTCCATTAACATTCTTGGAGTATCTTTATCTAACCTTGCAAAATTTGCCCAAAACACACAAGCAACCACAGACAACGACCAACCTATCCATTGAGAAGCAACACTTCCCGATGCAAGAAAAATGACACTCATGAGTGCAAGTATAAGTGCAAACCATCGCACATTACTATTAGGTGGTTTTCTATTTGGTGCAATTAATGTGAGTGTTAATACTTTAGTTCCCATAATATGTCCTTTTCAAAATTGGTGCCGGTACAAGGAATCGAACCTAGAATTGATGCTTACAAGGCAACTGTTATACCGTTTAACTATACCGGCGGTAAAAGTGGTGGAGTTAGAGGGAATCGAACCCACGACCTTCTGGATGCAAACCAGACGCTCTCCCAACTGAGCTATAACCCCACAAATCATTTATCGTTGTTCTCTCCTGTTATCAGGTCTGCGACCTTGAGGGCGAAACCCCTTTGGCCATGATGGTTGTCGCATTGCAAGTTTTTTAATTCTTTCACTCATCTCAGAATTTTTCTTAGAAAGTTCAGCACAATCGTACTCTAATTCTTTCACCCTTGCAATAAGTTTTTTGTTTTCTGACTCAACAATGTCGAGTGTTTTAATTGCGATTTCTGCTCTTTCAGTAGTCACAATTTCACCTAAATCCATTTTAGTTAAACTCCTTCTATTAGATTTAATAATACCATTCTATACTTTTCCTTGTCCAAAGTCAAGAACCTTTTATAATTATTCATAAGTTTTTTAATGTCTTGCCATATGTAATCCTCAGATAATTTTTTGTTCCACGTTTTACTAAACTCAACCAGTTCATCAAGTACAATAAGAGTTTCTAATGACACTCTCTTTCCAAGATATTCCTTTAATAATATAGGGTGTTCGTCACTCTCAATATTAAAAAGGGGATTGAAGTTTTTAACTAAAGGCTTAATCTCTAGTGTAAATTGATTGTAAAAATTAACTCTCCTGTCTTTCCATTCCTCATAGTTTTCATCACTGAAGTTAGACACATAACCTTTGCCGTCCTTAATAAAATTAGAGACAAAATAATTTTTTATGTTTTCTTCTGTTTTATATTTTCTTGAAATTTTGACAAAGAAACCTCTATCCTTTCTCTTGTAGAAAGAATCTCGTTTGATACGAGTTTTGCCATGATAGGTAACAAAGTCATAATCAGTTTTGCCGAAGTGTGCTTTCATTGCACAATACATCAGGTAGGTATCAATCGCTTCCATTGAAAGGCTTTCTTTATATGGGCAGTTGAGCTCTTTTAGGTAAAAAGTTCAAGTCTCTTGCATTTGCTTCAATTTTTTCTTTCAGTCCTTTAGAAATAAGAGAACCAACTGAATCAGGTTCAATGCCTTCTTTGTCGCAATAATATAGAATTGCATCCATATGTGTAATATTTAAATCTTTAGCAATATTCTCTATTGCAACTGTAAATGTTTTTGATGTCGTAAACGCCATTATTATTTCCTATAGTCATTATAAAAGTGGTGAGTATTCTGTTGATAGGAACTCACCAAAACCCCGAGCAACTATGCGGCTAGCGCATAATCCTCAAGTGCAAAGTTATCTTCGTTTGCATTTATAGTTTTGACCGATAACGGAATCACCCGACAATTCTCCACTCATCTACCTCTGCCTGTCGAACCTATTCAGCCCCATCACAAACACACTAGATATTTTTCTTAATCCACTTATAAGCTGCATAAGTGGCAAGTAAAATAAGTATTGTTCCAATACCATCAAACCAAGATGTTTCATTTATTGCATCTATAAGGTCTGCTGTAATCCAATCCATTTTATTCTCCAATGTATTTGTGGTGGAGCTGGGGGGATTTGCACCCCCGTCCAGATCAGCTCTCAACTTGCATCAACAAATTGTATCTATATTTATA